CTTGCCCGGGGTGACCACGATGTTGGCCACGGTCGGCGAGTTGTCGGTGACGATCGTCGCCTCAGCCAACCACGCCGCGTTGACACCGGCGCTGTTGACGCCGTTCCAGGTGTTGCTGGTCGTCTGCTTGACGTTGGAGATCCGACGCCACGGGTTCGCCGATGAGGCATTGGTCAAGATGATCGTGGGGTCGAGCACGAACGGCAGCAGGTAACCACCGTTGGCCAGGGTTAGCGACAGCGCGGCACGGTTGGCGTAGCCCTGCGGGTCGCGCAGGTACGCCCGGAACGCGTCCAGGTACTCCTGCGAGCCGGTCTCCAGGATGTGCTGCGCCACCTTCGATTGGCCCGTGAACTGGTCCTGCGCCAGCTTGGTGGCCTGTTCGGCGTAGTCGTGGGCCAAGTCGCCGCGCCGGGAGGCAAGCTCGACGGCGTCGAGGGCACGGCCGCGGACCTCGCCGGGCTCGACCATGTTGCGACGCACCCGCTCCAGGTCGCGGAACGGGTCCTGCCCGATGACGTTGCGGGTGGCCAGGTCGGGGGTGCGGGTGTCGGTGTTGGGGCCTTCGACGTTGGCCGGGTTCTGCGCGGAGCGGAACACCCGGTCCAGGTCCTTGGCCCGCTTACGCAGCGGCGTGGCCAGCTCGTCGAGGTCGTCGAACTCGGCGATCAGGGTTCCCTGCCAGGACAGGTCGTCCTCGCCGGGGTCGGCGAGCGCGTCGATGGCACCCAACTCCGAGCGGATGGCCGTCTGCCGGGCCTCCATGTCCTGCAGGGTGCGGTACTGGCCCCGCAGCGACTGCAGACGGTTGCGCTTAGCCTCGTCCTCAGACGGGGCGTCGCGGTTGATTACGTCGGTCATTTCCACTCCCGTACTTCTGGAGGAAGGCCGACCTCGCGGCCTGCAACTCCTCCTTGACTGACCGACCGGAGCGCACCTGGTGCGAGTCCTCGGGCGGCGAGTCCCATTCGGGAGCGCCGGATGGCGGCGGCGAGTCCAGCGGAGCGCCGCTGCGCAGTAGTTCGGTGATGCGGTTGAGCTGTTCACTGATCTGTTCGGCGCGGACACCGACGATCGCCGCGTCTTGATAGGCGGGGAACGGCGTCGGCCCATACTCCCGCAGCGTCGACTCCGTCCGGCGCACGGTGGGCAGGTTGCCGCGCCGGTCCGGGCGGAACCCGCCGCGGGGCGGCATCGGGTCGGAGCGGTCGAACCGGCCGGAGAACGAGTACGCGGACAGCGACCCTTCACTGATCGCGTCCAGGATCCGGTCGATGTCGGCGCCCTTCGAATACCGGGTGCGGGTGAACAAGCCGTGCCCGTCGGCCTTAATCTCCAGCGGGACACCGATCGGCATCGAGTTCCGGTCGGATGGCGTCCCGTGCAGGGTCATGCCGTGGTTGTAGAAGACGCCGACCCGCCACGTGGCCCGGCCACCGGACGGTGCCAGTTTGGGCAGGATCCGGTCGAAGGCGCGCCGGTCAATGACCTCGATGTAGTCGCCGTCCTGGTCGTGGATCGGCACCGGGGTGTCAAACACGGTGGCGTAGGCGTCGACGGTGCGTCCGTCGCCGCCGGCCCGGATGGAGATGTCCTGCAGCGGGAAGGAACGCACGAACGGGGTGGAGCCCGGCTCGGCTCGGCCGGAGTCGTCGGAGACCTGGATGCCGAACTTCTTCGCCGCAGCCCTGATCTTCGGCATGGCTTTCTCCCCGAACGGTGACTGCGGTGCCCGGGACAGGGTGTTCTGCACATGCGCCTTGTCGTGGATGGGGAAGTGCCGCAGCGACCGGGGGACGGTTTTGCCCTGCGCATCCTTCTTCCCACCCGGCTCGATGTAGGCGAACGCGGAGTCGGGCAGGTCGTTGATCGACGCCGCCGACATCTGCGCGCGGCCAGCGTCCGGGGTGTTCGCGTACAGCGCAGCCACGTGACTGTCCGCCTCCTTCCGCGTGGTGTGGCAGGCGACAACCTGCCCATCGGCGTCCTTGACCACGGCGAACTTGCCCTCGCCGCACTCGGAGTGGTCGGCGACGACATGCCACGGCATCCGGCTACCCTCCGGTCGCGGTCAGGGCAGGCGCGGGCGCGCCGTTGATGGACTTCGGGGGTGCGGGTGACAGGGCGCCGGCCGAGCCGAACGTCACGCCCGGCGGCTGGAGTTGGACGCTGACCAGGCCGGTGTGCACCAGCAGCGACCAGTCCTCGGCCGCCACCGCAGCGGTCACCGAGTCCGGCTCATACCCGCCATTGATGAGGGCGACGATGGTGGCCGACTGCTCCCGCTGGATGTCGGCACGGTCCTTGCGGTCATCCTGCAAGAACGGGATGTCCCGCGCGTCGATCGCCAGCTCGGCGTCAACCACGCCGGTGCGCGGATTCTTCGGCGGGGGGACCAGGGTGGCTAGCGAGCCGGCCGCGTTGCGCCACAGCGTCGACATGGTGGTCTCGGCGAACAGCCGCTTCAGTTGGTTCAGGTTGCCGGCGTTCAGGCTTGAGCCCTGCAGCCCCTCGGACAGGCCGACGATCGCCGCCGGCACACCCGCAGCCGCCGCGATCCGGGTCTCGCCGGCGCCCTGGGTGGCCTTAAAGTCCAGCTGTCGCAGATCCGCACCGACCACGGTGGCATCGGCGCCACCACCCAGGTACAGCGTTTTGTACGCGTTCTGGGCGCCCTTGTGCGCAAGGTCCATCTGCTTGACGAACTTCTCGAACACCTCCTGCTTCATGTCCTTGAAGGACACGATGGTCTGCAGGGTGGCGCCGTTCTGGAAGAACGCCAGCTTGTGCACCGTCGCCGCGCTGTCCGACTCGACCTCGCGGATGATCGGCGTCAGCCACGAGATGCCGCGGTAGTGGGCCAGCGGATCCGGCACCGGGGCGAAGTGTGACACCTCGTCCGGCAGCAGGTACACCGGCTCCTTCTGCTTGTTGCCGAACCCGCCCGGCCAGTAGGCGTAGCCGACCAGCTCCGCATCCAAGTCGTCCGGGCCGACTTGCGGGTCGTTGCGGGAGCCCATCACGATCGACACCCAGTCGGGGCGCATCCGGCGCAGGTTGCCGTTGCGGACCGTCCAGTACGAGTTGCCGGCCAGGTCGGCGTCCTGCAGCATCCGGGTCAGCAGATCCCCGGTGGTGCCGTTCGGCCACGGCTGCTCAAGTAGGGCCAGCGACTGATCGCCGAACAGGTCCCCGGGTCGGCCGTTGCGCATCCGACGGAACTGGAACCGGGCCTCGGAGAACACCGACAGCCGGGTCCGCATGCAGGCGAACACGACCCCGTTGCGCTTGTAGGCGCCCTGCGCCATGCCGGGGAAGCTGGACTCCAGGCCCTCAGTCCGGTTGCCGGTCCAGCCGGGCACGCCAGCGTAGGTGTTGCCGTTGAACGTCCAGGCGAAGTCGAGCGGATCTACGCCGGCGAAGTCGGCGCCGTCAAAGCGTTGGGTCGAAGACGCGGCGCGTCCGCGGGTCAGCGACTGCAGGAGGTTCACCGGTGCCCTCCTCCACGTCGGCCAGCAGCAGGAACGAGGCGGCAGTGATGAGCCCGGCCACGACCAGGGCAGTGGCCAGGCCGCGGGCCACATAGACCCCGGCCACCACTAGAGCGCAGCCGACGATGAAGCCGAGCAGGGCGCGACGCTTGCGAGTCAGGCGAAGACGGCCCACGGCTCGATCTCCTCCTCGGGCACCTCGTGCAGAATCCACACGCCCATACACAGGGTGATCGCGGCATCGATGTGCCGCTTGGACTTGCCCTTGGACAGGGTGAAGCCGCGGTCCTGCTCTCGCTTCACCGCCGACTTGACGTGCGCGGCGAGCTCCGGGTCGCCGTTGTGGACGATTCGGCTCTCGAGGATCAGGTCGAACGCCAGCCCGCACGCCGGCGCCATCCGCTGCGGCGACTGGTCAAACTGGATGGCCAGGATGCCTTCATCCTCGAGCATCCGGCCGGGCAGCTCGAAGAACCTGGGGTCGTAGACGACGCCGCGGAAGGCTTCGCCGCGGGCGATGGACCGGATGTAGTTGAACACGTCGAGGTGGTCGACGGGGCCGTGGTCGGGCCGCCAGATCTTGCTGGTGATCGCGAACCGGTCGTCGGGCAGCCGTTCGATGCGGCTGACCGCGACCGAGTCTCGCCGCAGCGCCATGTCGACGACCACCACGAACGGGTTCGCCGGGTCGGATGTCCAGGTGCCCTCGCACGCGGCCCACGCGCCGGGGTGGTCCTTCAGCCACGACTCTTCGGAAATGTCCACCCACACGTTGGCGAAGTAACGCAGCCATTCGTGACGCGGGTAGGACGGCTGCCCCCAGGCGTCGACCCGGTCCCGCACCGACCACAGCACGTCAGCCGCGCCAGAAGCGGCACGCACCGCTTTGTCCCGGTCGGTGGGTCTGTTGTAGTTCAGCCCGTCGGGTGCCTCGTGCCAATCGAACAGGTAGCGCGGGGAGATCCGCGGGTCCTTCTCGACCCGCTTGCCCAGCTTGTAGTACTCACCGAGCAGCGACCGGTCGACGTCGAAGCCAGCCGTGGACAGACTCAGCCGACGACCCGAGCCGCGCCGGGTGCGCCGCTTCTTCGTTGACTTACCAATAACCGTGTGCACCCGGGCCTTGCGCGAACCCGGCTCGCCCCACTCGTGCAGCTCGTCGCAGATGAACAGCGACGGCAGGCCGCCCTCGTTCGTGCCGGCCACCGCGGCGACCCGGAAGATCCGCCCCGGTCGGCCGTCCGCGAACATGATCTCGGTGTCGTACACCTCGAAGTAGCCGCACAGCGGCGAGTCCTTCACCGACTGGTCACGGCCGCCGCAGATCGTCGCTGCGGCGGTGAACAGCAGGTCGGCCTGCTCGAATGAGGCGGCCGCGATGGGGATGTTCGGCGACTCCACCGCGATCTGCGGCGGGCCGGCCATCTCGAGCACGGCGATCGCGGCGATGAACTGCGTCTTGCCGTCGCCGGTGGCGGCGCCCCGCATGCCCTCGTCGTAGCGCCACTCCCCGCACTGCGGGCAGTACTCGTACCAGCGCCACAGGAACCGCTGCTGGTCTAGGCGCAGCCTCAGCGGCTGGCCGAACCAGTCGCCCTCGCCGCAGATGCAGAACTCTTCGATCCACCCGACCGCGGTCGCGCCCTCGCTTGGCCACAGCTGACCGGCAACCGGGGACCAACCGCACGCTTGGCAGCCAGGGTCACGCGTCGATGACGCGTGGGTCCGGCGAGGCCGGGACGGCGCGCGGACCGTCATCCGCCCCACCTCCGTACCGGCTGTTCAGATCCCGGAGAGACCGGGTCTCCGCGATCACCGCGATGCCCAGCGCCGACCGGTTCAGCGCGCCCATACCCATCTGCTTCTCACACGCCTGCACCGCGGCCAACGCCTTGTAGGCCGTCCCGTACATCGGGTTCTCAGCTGGCTGGCCCATTGACCCGCTTACCACCGGCTCCTGATCGGCGGCGGCCACCAAGCGCAGATAGCGATCCATCTCGGTGACCCAGCGCAGCAGCACCGCGCGGTCAACAGGCGTCTGCACCTGCGCTACGCGATCGTCCCAATACGCGTCCCAGGCGTCTATGGCCTCGGGGCACAACCCGTCGGGCGGGTCGAACCGCCTGCCGGCTACGACGACGAGGTCGGCGCGGCGACCGTTGCGGGAGTCGACAGCCATACCTGCAGGCTTCTTCGTCCTTGGCACAGCAGCCCCTCATCCAATCAGGGCGAGCTGTTCGCCGCCGCCGCGGTGACTTCGACGGATATTGCAGTCTAAGTGACTGATCCGGACGTTCGCGTAGGTGTGCGGGCCACCCTCGACCTGCGGAACCACATGATCGATCGATGGACTTCGGGGGTGTGGGTAGGACTTCGACCGGTCGACCTTGCGTCGGCAAATCCCGCACTTCCAGCCGTCACGGTCCCCGACCACATCACGATCGATCAACTCGGCATCTGGGCCGCGCACTCGCCCACGGCGAACATGATTTTTCAGCTGGTTACGCTTCCTCGCGTGTGCAAGATCGCTCGGACTTGGAAACTGCCTCCGTGCGTGGTTTTGACAGAGCCCGTGTCGACGGCTTCGCTTGTCGCACCCAGGTTCAGTGCACATACGGTGTGGCCACCGCGTTGCAGCCTTGTGCGCTGAGGCGCAACTTACAGAGCAGAATCGAGCCTTGCTTTGGCGAGACTGGAACTGCTCGCCGCACTGCTCGCATAGCCGCTCTCGGCAAGGACCACAGAGCCTGCGGGTTGGGCCGCGATACACCGGAAGGTCGTGCCCACAACCTGCCTTGCGTGTACGCGGGGGACCGGGTAGGCCTGGGGTCGGCAGCAACTGGCTACGGTGCCAATGCCAATCGGGCGTCTCGCGGACCTCTTCGAGACATTCGGCGCAACGCTGCTGCTCGACGACAGCCGGGTCTCCGCAGTCGACACAATCCACGTTCATCTCCAGGCATGCGGAAGGCCCACGCCTGGA